CGAAGAAAAGCTAGAAGAAATTGAAAACTCTACTTTCTGTGACGACACAGTTATGGCTGTTTTCGGTGATAATAACTTTAGAATAGATTTTGATCCTGAGTACAAAAATACTCCCGGACGTAAGAAGTCTAAACTAAACAACCCTCACTACTTCGAGCTACGTCTAAAGCTTATTGAAGCAGGTATAGCCATTCCTTCACACGGTATGGAAGCCGATGATCTTGTCCGTATATGGGCAGAAGAAGCAATGCAAAGAAAACAACAGTTCGTTGTTGCGAGTGTAGATAAGGATCTACAATGTATTGCTGGTCATCACTATCTTATTCATAGAGGAGAGCTAATATATGTTGATGAGAATACTGCGGATCTACACTACTGGACACAGGTAATCACCGGTGATATGGTAGATAACATTCGAGGTATTTACGGAGTTGGTCCTAAGAAAGCTGCTAAGTTTTTAGACGGTGCTAATACACGACAGGAAAGAAAGCAGCGAGTTATCGACACTTACTATAGTTTCTTCGGAGACGATTGGAAGAAAGAGATGATGCACACGGGTACACTAATTCATATTATGCGTACTCCTACAGATATGTTTGCTTTGAAAGATACTGACTTGCCTGTTAATCCGGAGCTTATCGACACTATTCGTGCTGGTAAAAAAGGTAAAAAGAAATGAGCAAGTTTGTAGCAAAGAAGGAACTTATTAAAACGGACCTCGGACATTGGAATTACTCAGGAGAGGATCTTGACTTATCTAAACATTTCGGTTTTGTGTATCTTGTTATTAATCGTACCAAAAACAAACTTTATATTGGAAAAAAGCAATTTTGGACTTACAAGAAAAACACACATATCAAGACGGGTAAAGCCTATTGGCGAGCCTATGGGACTTCTTCATCTCACGTGGCTGCAGACGCAAAAGCAAACGATGAATTAGAGTTCCACATATTAGGCGCTTTCGAAACTAGAGCTTGGTGTAATTACACTGAGGCTTGGTTACAAATGTGTCTATGTGCGATAACCGAAAGGGATGAAGCAGGTGAGCGTCGTTGGTATAACAACCAAGTTGCGCCTATTCGTTTCATACCAAAAGCTGATAGTCTTCAACACGATACTATGGAAGCCTCTTTAAAGAGAGCTCAAAAACTATGTAAACAATCGAGGAAAGCAAATGTTTCTATGTAAAGCAGTATTAATGGTTGCCGGAGTAGCGTTGATTACAGTGTATGGTTATCTACTAATCACTGTTGGCCGCGTTATGTTTTCAGATTACACTTTTCAAGAGTATGACTTCCTTATGCTAGGCATTTTCCTTATGGATATGATTGGCAGAGCGTTGTCACCGATACTAGAGGAATATAACAGAGAGAGATAATGGGAAAAAATATTAAGAAAAGTCAATTCGTAGGCCATATGCCTTGCGAGGATTGCGGTTCTAGTGATGCTGTAGGCATCTACGAAGAAGGCCCTTGCACGTGTTTTGCTTGTGGTGCTGTTCATAAAAACCCACTTGAAAGCTTGAAAAAGAAAGAGGAGGTGAGTACAGTTCTAGACTTTACTAAAATGGCGGATAGCCAACCCAAAAAGAATAAAGTTTCATTAGAAGAAATCTCAGAGTATTCTATTAGAGGCTTTAAAGAACGAAACCTTCCTAAAGTAGTAACTGAATTCTTTGGAGTGAGAGCAGGGGTAAATAGCGATAACGAAGTTATTGAGCATTACTACCCTTACGGCCCTCGCGAAATTGAAGGTTACAAGATACGTAAACTACCTAAAGAGTTTAGAAGCACAGGAGCCATTAATGGTTTGTTTGGGCAATCTAAGTTTGCAGGCGGTAAGCGATTAGTAATCACAGAGGGTGAATTAGACGCAATGTCTGTTGCCTACGCTTATTATCAGAAGTACCAAGACTTTTATCCCGTTGTATCTTTGCCAAGCGCAGTATGTATGAAGGCTCTATTAGCTCAACGTGATTGGGTTCGTAGGTTTGATGAAGTTGTCTTGATGCTTGATATGGATGATGCCGGTCAAAAGGCTGTTGCAGAAGCGTGTAAGATTATTGGTGTTGACAAGGTTAAGATTGCTAACCTAAGAGAGAAGGATCCTAATGCTGAGCTAATTAAGAACGGTCATATGGCAATTCTTAAGGCTATCTGGGATGCTCAGAAGTGGTCCCCAGCAGGTATTCTTCAAGGTGAAGATCTCTGGGAAAAGTATAAAGAGAGAAAGGCTACAGAGTCTGTTCCGTATCCATTATGTTTGACAGGTGTAAACAATCTGACAAACGGTATGCGATTCGGTGAAGTAGATCTCTTTACTGCGGGTACTGGTTCCGGTAAGTCTACGATGATTAAGGAGATCATTTTACACTTGAGGAACAATACAGAAGATTCGATTGGTATGATTTCCCTTGAAGAATCTCCCGGTGATACCGTAGAAAAATTCATAGGAATGCATTTAGAGAAAAACTTAGCAAACGGAGAAGTGACTGAAGAAGAAGAACGAGAAGCATTTGATTATGTTTTTAAAGATGGCGCACGAATAAAGATCTTAGATCACCAAGGTTCTGTCGCAGACGGTACTTTGATGGATAAGATTGAAATGTTGTGTTTAATGGGGTGTAAGTATTTGATTCTTGATCATTTAACTATTGCGGTGTCAGAGGTAGAAACCAATGATGTCAATCAAGCAGTAGATAAGGTTATGTCAGATATTCTAAAGACTGCAAAGAAGCACAATGTGTGGTTCGGTGTAATCTCGCACTTGCGTAAAACGGGAATGGGTTCCCAATCATTCGAAGAAGGTAAGTTACCCTCTATGGATGATATTAAGGGATCAGGTTCAGTAAAGCAGATTAGTTTCCAGATCATAGCATTCGCTCGTGATCTTGTTGCGAAATGCCCAATAGAAAGAAACACTATAAAGGTAAGAGTGTTAAAGTCACGTTTTACGGGTAGAACAGGTGATGCAGGTGGCGCAGTTTACTGTGAGGACACGGGCAGGCTTAGCTACACAAATCACGACTTTAATGCCGAACCAGAACTTTAATAAGGAATAGTATGAAGAATATAGTTAATAACGTAGATTACTTGTTCAGAACTCTTGAGTCGTTAACTTCGATCATAGAGGAACCCGGTGTTGAATTAGCTATCAATACTGAAGTTCACGAATTCCTCTTGCAGGAATATGAGAACGCGGCAGGTAGCCCTTTCCCAACAGAAAGCTATCCGCTAATGAACCCTGAAGATGTGTCTTTTATGATGCTAAGCAACTTAATACTGGATTGGACCTACGCTCTTAACTGGTCATTACTCTCAGAAGAAAACCCTGAGATGTATAGCAAGATGGGCGTGGTTACAGAAGCTATTCAAATGGTTTCTGAACAAATGATATTGTTTCCAGCTAAAGAAGAACCGAAGGAGCCGCGTATCAGTAGTAGTAAAGCAGTAAGTAAGCCGAATAAAGCACCTAGTAAGGCGCAATTGAAGGCTGCAGAGAAGAAGCAAGCTAAGAACCATAAGATTGTTGAAGACTTTCTTAATGGCGATTGGATTACTTCGTTACTTGTAATGAAAGAAGGTGAAATACGTAACTCAGATAGGACTAAGAAGGAGACCTTCGGTGAGTACGATATTGAAGCGAGCACAGCAACTTGTATTCTCTCAGAGAAGAACACGTATGCTCCTCGTAGTGTAGCAATCAATGAGTGGTTAGCAAGGCAAATTAAGAACTATGCAGACTACTTACGATCAAGCTCCTCTGGTTCTACAGATGAAGATGTAGCCCTTGACTTTATGAGTGATCTCTTAACTGGTTTTGAAAACCGAAAGAGCAATTCTACTGAAAAGGATTGGGCAGCAGGCATCACTGTCTCTGTTACGTTGACAGGTGAAAACCTACCGGGTGTTGCTCTTAGAGTGTACCCTGTTCAGTTTACGGAAGCAGAGCTAGAAGCGATGGCTACTCAGATTGACACTTTAAATCAAATGGCAAAGAAGGCGAAAGGCTTTGGTGTAACACCAGATTCTATTTTGTATGCTGAAGATATTAAAGTTAAGCTGAAATCTAAGTCAATAAAATTCGAAAATCCGATTAAGTCAAACGAATATGATTTGTCTCTAGTCAACATTGATCGCCCAGCGATTGATTTGGTTAAGCAAATACAAGGCGTTATGTCTAAGCCGGTGAGCGAAAGACCTGCTTTAGTTTCTTGTTTATTTTACGGTGTTCCCGGTTCAGGTAAGTCTCAGTTGGCTAACTATATCGGACAAGAACTCAACCGTAAGGTACTAAAGAAGACTTATGCAGAGCTACAGAGTATGTATGTAGGTGAGGGTGAAAAGCAATTAGCTGACGCATTCGCAGAAGCGCGAAGTGAGAACGCTATTTTGCTAATCGATGAGCTAGATTCAGTAGCAGGTAGTCGTGACAAAGCTGAGAAGAATTATCAGAAAACCTTTGTTAATCAACTACTTACTGAACTCGATGATTTCAAAGGTATCTTTATGGCTACCTCAAATCATATGAACGGCTTAGACCCTGCTGTACTTCGTAGACTGTTCTTGAAGTTGAAGTTTGACTTCTTGAATGAAGAACAAGTACAACGGTGCTTTGAATTGTATTTCCCTAAACTAGCTAAGAGAGGTAAGATCGGACCTATGAGTTACTTGACCCCCGGTGACTTCAAAGCTGTCCGAGAAGCTTCGTTGTTTGACGTTAAGAAAGTAACAGTACCTCGTGTTCGTGAACTGCTTACACAAGAGGTTTCTTTAAAGAAGAAAACTCTCAGTGAGGTAATCACATCAGAAAAGGTAACAGGTTATAATTTTTAATTAAAAGGAATAGTATGAGTAGAGAAGTTAAATTTATGATGGATGTGGCCCGTAGGGTAGCACAAGAAAGTAGAGACTACAAAGTAAAAGTAGGTTGTGTTATTGCTAAGGACAATAACATACTGGCCTACGGGTATAATGGAACTCCGTCAGGCTATGACAACACTATGCGAGATAACCAAGGTAAGACGTTACCAACAGTTATACACGCAGAACAAAATGCATTAGCCAAATTAGCTAAGTCTACTCAGTCAGGTGCGGGTGCAATACTTTATTGTACCTTGCTCCCCTGCACGACTTGTGCTATGTCCCTGATACAAGCAGGGGTTTCGAAGATCTATTATGCAGAAAGCTATAGGGATACAGGCGCGTTAGCAATGTTTGACGCGCTTGGTATAACTCTTATTCAAGAAGAAAATTGACAGAAGGTTTGAAATTTATGAGAAAATATGGGATAGTAATTGATCTTGCTAGAGACGAAAGACTTAGCGAGCAATCCTTAAAACTACTAAAAAGCTATTATTTAGCTGAAGGTGAATCTTCTCCTCAAGAAGGTTTTGCGAGAGCAGCAGTAGCATACTGTGGAGGAGACTTAGATCTAGCACAGCGCATATATGAGTATGTGTCTAAAGGTTGGTTTATGTTTT